CACCGAACGAATTTTTCACCAATAACCGCACAATCGCTAACAACAACTTGCCGTCATACGTCCCTTCATGGATGGGTGACCGCGCGCCTTCTCATTATACGAGCAATCGTGTCCACTCGCACGAGTGGACCGTTCACATACGTATCGTTCGCTCGCATTCTCGCGTGGTTCCCAATCTGTGGCAGCATTTCCAACCCCAACCGACTGAGGTCAACGACGTAGCCGCACTCCGATCGTACATTCGAGCGAAGTGCCACTTCAATGCCAACGAGCCGACGCGGCGTACACTTCTCGCGCGTATGGCCATCGCCTACATTGAACACAACCAGCTACTTTGTACTGACACTCAGATCGCGGAGGTTGTTGATGAGTTCTGCCGCTCTGATCCCTATTATTCCGTGAAAGGTATAGTCCACGGTGCCAAGGACGCCATCCACCATCTCGCCTACAAACTTAGTGAAGCTCGCCTCGAAGATATCACGCATTACGTTTATCGTTCCATCGACGATAATATTACCGAGGTTCAGCATTTCGTCCAAGTTTGGAAGGCTGTTACTGATGCCGCGGCCTGGTACCACATCAGCTGCATGACCCTGATATTGATGTACTGGTACAAATTGTGTGCCATGGTTCTTCATTACCGTCAGGATTCGCTGGTCTGGGCTAAACGTTGCCTTTTATTTTTCTTTTTGGCATTTGTTTTCATTTCCGTCATTGTGTCCACCAACTCTCTCATCCATTACCTCCAGATCTTTCTCGATTATACGCCACACTTCCTTTTCCATGCCATTTTTGTCGTCCTCGTCACCTATTTTGGTTACGGGCGCTTGATAGCGTTCGTTTTTATGGATCGCGTCGCTGCTGGGGAGCACTTCGCTGAATTTTATCGATGGATCGACATTTGGTATCTTCTGGCGTTATTCGTCGTTTGCCTTTATCTGCGCCCATACATACGCACTCGAGTTCGCATCGTGACCAAGTGTGGTCTCGTTTACGCATTCTTCGGCCTGCATTATCGCGACTATTTGCCATCACCAAAGATGGTCGCTAATGCTATGGCCGGCATGCGCTTCGGCAGTCTCCATGACGTCACTCCGACTGTCCAAATGCGAACCCACGGACCCCATTTCGATTTCTACGACCCCGTCATCGTCGATACCCGCGACCCCTACAACGAGCGGTTGACGCTCGAACATCGCGTTTTCCGCGAGCGGCCGCAGTATTCCGACTCCGAAGGCGAGGCCTTTTATCATTGGGTTCGTGATCATCTCCACGAACTTTTTCCCATCGAGCGCGTTCGTCCCATTTCTCGTCGTGATTGGGTCAACAAATTCAAATCTCAACGGCGTCGCGAATATGATCGTGCATACGCAGACTTTGTTTATTATCGTTTGCCTTTTGAGGCTGACTTTTACGACAAACTCTGCATTAACGACTTCATTAAACGCGAGCCCTTGATCCAGTCCAAATTCAAATCAGGACGTAACATCGGCGCACGCAGCGCAGACTATAATCTTCTGTGGGGTAACCTCACTGAGACCGTCTCCAAAACCCTCATCAATTTGTGCAAACTACCCGATTCCCCCATCAACTACGCTTCCGGTTTTAATCGTACTGACATGGGTGCTATTCTCGATTCCTGGATCGATCACGTCCAAGAGTTTGATGAGTACACGTGTCATTTTAGTGATTTTTCCAAATACGACTTAACCGTCAACGAGTGGTTGCTTGCCGTGGAATCCATGGTGTACCGCCATTTTTGTTTCGTCGACGTCCTTCACGATTACGTGCTGGACGAAATGCAGTACCGCATCTTCGGCCGTACCCGCTATCATTCCTTCGATTTAAATCGCGCGGGTCCTTATCGCATGCTCGTTTCGGGCAATGTCAACACGTCCATCGGCAACTCCCTTCGAACGTTGCTGATGCGCGTTTACCAAGCCTGCAAGGTGCTCAACTGCCCTTATCGACATCTCGCCGCATTGCCGTATCGCATTATGGCTCTCGGCGATGATTCATTGGCCGTCACTACGCCTAACATTGCACATGCTATCAACGCCGACGATACCCTCGAACTCCTCGGCATGGACGCTACCCAAGGCGTCGCTCCGTTGTCAGCGGCTACCTTTTGCTCGTCCATCTTTCTTCCCACGTCCGAGGGCTCACTCATGCTCCCACTAATCGGTCGCTACCTCGCCAAGACTTTCTATAACGTCCATTCCATTGGTCCTAAGAAGGTTGCTGGCTATTGTCGCGGCATTATCAACGGTTTACGTTTCGATTACTGGGACATGCCCATCGTTCGCGTCATCCACAATCACATTGGTCGAGTCACCCACGGCATCAAGCCGTGGATTCCTCCTGATCGCTCGGCCTATCGTCCCCACGCCGCCAGTGTTTGGTACTGTTGCGATAAGACGTGGGACTTTCTTTACGATCGCTACGGGCTAACACGCCAAACCATCCTTGATTTTGAACGTGAGCTTGAAACACAACTCGCTCAATGTTCATCGTGCGTTTATGCCCTCGATCACCCCATTTTTCGTACCATTTTCGAAATCGACAACGAATTCATCCCTGAGGCTGTTGACCCGATCCTGTCAGATCTGGTTGAGTCAAATCGCCTCCCCCCTGAGAAATTGTGAGGATGGAGGAGTGGTTCCCGCTCCGGTTGAGTTGCTTGAGCCTAGGTTACTCTCGCGATTCCCGTTGCATTGCCACGTACGTCTTCCGCGTAACTGCCATACTCGGGGTAAGTGCGCGGGTTGACCGCTACTCCTATTCACTTCACACGTGTCGCCGTGCGGCCCACCGTTCCGACGCCACATTCTCCCCTTTTTCTTTTTCCACTTTTCTTTTGAAAATTTTCACGACTTCGGTCAAGCTTTTCCCCCG